CGTAATGCCCGAAATAACTACATACTGACCGGCCGAAAAAGAGTGGTTATTGGTGTTGACGGTAATAGTTGTGCCGTTGCCCGACACACTCGTAATGTTTGACGGCGCAACAGGGATAACCGTTGCTGGGCGATTATCACCAAGAGAGGCAAGGCGACCCCAGCCATCCACACGGAACAGCCGATAGTTTGCGTTGGAGTAAAGCGTTGAGACATATGAATCGCTAAATAGACCGCTATTGCCACGAAGTTGAGAGTTGATGGTTGGATACGCTTGTCCGTATCCCTGAACTGCCAAAGAGCCACCAAATCCTGCCCCCACAAGGGTCATAGACCCAGACGAGTTGATTGTGTCATTGACGTTAATAATGTTTGAAGTGTTACCAGCCTGAAACGAAATACCGCCTGTTGCCTTTTTCACCGTGAGGGCGTAGTCGTTCGCCCACGCCGTTGCGGTTCCACCAGAAACATACGTTCCCGTAGCATTTGAGGCGACAGAGAATCCCGTTGAGGAAACTGCCGTAACTGTCAGTAGTGAAATGTTGAACTGCGACGGGGCAATGCCCGACGTAGTGACGATTTGCCCGACCACGAAGTTGTTGTTGGCGGTGAAAGTGAGTGAGCCTGCCGACGGCGATGCGGTAGCAACATTTGTGACGGTGGCTAGGTTGGTTCCGGGCTGAATAATGGTCTGGTTGCCTGTTGCCGAAACCGACGATAGACCCGTCAGAACGTTCGTGTTGATGGTGAAACCGTTGAAGTTGACCGCACCAGCCGAGTTGATGCTGTAGAGGATGGTTCCTGCCGAGTTTTTTACGTCAAAGTAATCACCAGTTTGCGATACCGCACCCCTTACCGTCAAACCAACCGCACTCGCCGCTGAGGCGGTGACGCTGGGCGAAAGCAAGGGTGCGTAAGTGGTGGAAAGCGTGGAAATGACGCTAGACAAGCCAGCAAAGTAGGTTCCACCGACTATTGGAAAGCAGTTGAGGTTGCTTGACGAGCCAGCCGAGTGTGCTGAAATAGTCGTTCCATCCCAGCCACGACCGTTGTAGGTTCCGTCTGTCCAAACCGTGACTACGCCCGTTGAGGTGTTTAGCGACGAGCAAAGGATGTGTTCCTCTGTGGAAAGACCGAAATCAACAACCACAACAAACAAGCCCGACGTTCCGAGTGGGTTCGCTGTAATCTGTCCGTTTGTTCCAACTTCCAACCACGTCGTCGTGGTGGAAAGGGTAAATGTCTGCCCTGTTGAGTATGAACTCGCCAGCGAACCCGTTAGGTATGTGGGTACTGCTTCACCTGAAACAGAAATAGCCGCTGTCGGGAGGGGATACGCCATGCCCTTAGTTTAGGCTACAACTTCGTTATTTCACTAGCCCTTAGAGCCGTACAGAACCTTCGTGATAACGATTTGGTTAGCGAGGTCAAGCAGGCTGTCGTCAATGTTTTCGTGGTTGAGTTTCTTTCCACCAAAGGCATTGTTCAGACGTTGCACCTTTTCCAAAGCACGAACAAAGCACGACTTCCACGCCGGAACGCCAATGATTTCAGCAGCACGGTAGTTCGCATACACGTCATCGCCCGTGCCGTAGTCGCTTGATTTGGAAATGTGGATACGCAACATTTCAGCAAGAACCGCACGGAAACGTGGGTCGCCACCTTCGGGGAACTCTTGCTCTAGAGAGCCAGCACGAACAACTTTTCCACCAAACGACTGGTTCTTTGCGTCGTCAATGTTGATATTTACGTTGTCTGGGTGGTAGGCGTGAATACGAATACCGTTATTTGTGGTGAAAGTTGTATCTGCCATGACGCTCCTAAATAATTTCCAAATCGCCCCAACCACGAACACCGTAGTCAAGTCCAATGCCAATAGTAATCATTCCAGCAGGGCTATTCTTGCCCGTGCCTGACGTGAACCAGTTTGAGCCACCGTCCATAGCAGGGCTTTGGAATACGGTGCGACCCGATTCCTCTGAACAAATGAAGTGGTGAAGGTGACCGGCGAACAAGATAGCGCACTGCGATACGGGTGTGCGCCCCATAACTTGCCCCGTAAGCCAGCCCTCTAACTTCGCCTGCGACTTTCCACCTTTAGCGCACTGGTGTCCGTGAATAAACGATACGGGAACGCCAGAGATTTCTAGTGTCATTGAGAGGTCGTCGCTGTTCAGGATTTCGTCAAAGTCAGGAACAACTACTTGCCCATAACGTTCAGGGTTTGCGCTTAGGATTTCACCTAACTGCTCAAAGACCGCCAAATCGTCGTTGTCCAGCCACGACGTGAACGCCTTGCCTGAACTGTTGCGGTTTTCACCATGATTACCCGGTACTGCTGCGAGAACAATTGGAATCTCAAAGTTATCAACAAGCAAGTCAATAAGTTTCAGCAACAGGCGACGAACAACACGCATCTGCGAGCGACGGTCTAAATCTGTATTCCACGCCTGCATTGCGTAGTGTCCCGAACATTGCTCAATTAAATCGCCCAGACCCACAATGTAAATAATGTTTGGGGTGCGACCCGATTTCACTAGTTCTTTCAGGCGGAACAAAATACCGTCAAAAGCCAGCAAGATACGCTCGGTGGTGACCTCAGAGCCACCCCCTTCGTTTTTGCCCATCTGCCAGTCACTAACGACCGCTAAAAACGCCCTATTTCCCGTTCCGGTAGGGATACGCTTCTTTGGTGTCTTATAACGGCTCACAAGGGCGCACAGAGCCTCTATGTCGGCTCTATCGCCCGTCACCTCACGAGAACGTATCTGCGCTCGGTAATACTTCATACGACGGATTTCACCGTCGCCTACGTTCGTATCCCACGCTCGGATGTGAACCGAACCCTCTACGATTTCAGTAAGGTTAGGGTCTAAGCCCCAGTCGGCAATAACTTCTGCCCAAATGCCCTCATCTGGTTCACCTGCCATTGGCGGTGCGTCAATAAAGCCCTTTTTGCCATCCCACTTGATTTGCAGTTCGTTGCCTTTGGGGATTGCGTTCGTCCGCCGTTGCGGAAGGACTTTTTCAGCATCACGCAGAGACATTATAGACACCCTTGAACTTGGTCTTATCAGGGCAGTGGCACTGTCCGTCAAGGTGACGCTTCATGGTCTTTTCGTGTAGGAAACGCCCGTCCGCTTTCACCACACGGGCGATAAAACCAGCGGGTTTCTTGTCCTTTATCCACTCATTGAATACTGCCAAGTCGTCTTTATCAAGCGAATCAATAAAGGTGAAACCTCTACAATACGAGGTCTTTACAACGAGTTGTTGCGCTTGCCGTAGTGTCATACGCAAAGCATACATCATTGCGCCGTAGCGTCAACGGTATTTCACTACGCCTTTGGGGCAACCTTTTTGGCAGTAGTTTTCTTGGCGGTCTGCTTCGCAGTGCGAACGACCTTTACTTCCTCAACGACTTCAGCATCGGTTGGGGCGGTTTCAGGCTCGCTTACTGGTGCGGTTTCCACCGTGTCTGGCAGAACCTCAATAAGACCACGCTCAATAAGCACCTTGAAGCCGTCATCCTCTGGGTTGAAAGTGCCGATTTCACCAGCGTTCATGGATGAGCGACCGTAAAAGTCAAGAAATGCTAAGGCACGAAAGTTCTTTGTCATGGTGATTACTGTAGCACACTCAACAAAGCAAAATCCCCCCCAACCCGAAGGCTGAGGGGGATTTCACTAGCGAAACCGCTAGGCGGAAATCATCCTTAGATGATGTTCTGCCAGAAGTATCCCAAGTCAGAGGCGACGACCTTGTTGTCGAAGGCGATTTCACCCTCAACACGGTCAGCCTTCAACTCTTCCATACGGAAGCGTGAGACACCAACGGTGGTTCCAAGACCGCCCGATACACCCGTCCACATGAACGTGTAGCCAGCCGAAGGGGTCATCAGACCGGGGTTCGGGGCGGTGTAGCAGAGCAGGCAGTTGTTACCTACGGTGAACTGGTAGTTCGTGGCGGAAACGTTGGTAGGCAGAACACCAGCGGTGGTCTGAGCCTGCTCCTGTGCGCCGTTCACTACAGCCTTAGCAACGAGGACACGGTCAACACCGAACAATTGCGCCAGCAAGTCCTCAGTGACGATTGCGCCAGATTGCGTGTACTTGTAGCGGTCAACGAGCAGAGGGTGGTTCTTCAAGGTTTGGAAAACCTTGTAGCCCAGAACAAGCGTGTTCGGCTCGTAGCCCGTGGTCTGCAAGACGTAAGCCTTAGCGACTTCCACGTCGGTGATGGGGTTCGACTTGTAAGAGGTCGCACCNANGTAGTCAGACCAGACGTAGGTGGAAACACCAGTCGTAGGCGTTGCCGAAGCGGCTACACCCTGAATGGTGGTTCCCCAAACGTTACCCTGAAAGTAGTCGTTAGCCCACTGAACCTCACGACGGAGCAGCAAACGCTGGGTCACGAACTGGGTCGCTTCCATGTCGGGGTTGAGGGGGTTGTCCGAGTTGGCACGGGTCTGGTCACCGATGTCCTTGTGGAAGGCGAAAACGTCTGCCATGTAGGTGTCGGTGGTCAAGCCGTAGCCCGAACCTGCTGAGGCAGTTCCGTCGGCACGACGCTGAGCCTCGTCACGGAACCAGTCGTCCTTCGTGTACTTGAAGTAGAGGTTCGACTTCTTGTCCACTGGGATGACAGGGAAAACCGTGTCCGCAATGAAGTTGTTGGTGTTCTGCAAATAGGCAACCGAGATGTTGGTCAAGATTGCGTCAATGTGAACCTGTGAAACTGATGGCTGTGGCATATTTCAGTAGTCCTTTCTGACTATGCGCCACGAGCAGCGTTGTGGAACGCTGCCGCTACGGTGATAAGGTCGCCAGAGACACCAGCCGTAAGGGCGGTTCCAATGACGAACTGTGCTGATACAGCGGTCGCCGCCGAAGGGGCGGTTGCTGGGAAGGTGTAGGCAGTCGCACGACCCGAAGCGTCAATGGTCAAAGGCTGTCCGGGCAGGATAGTTCCGCCTGCGACCATCTTTGTGACACCCGAAACGGTGACTTCTGCTTCCGAGATACCTTCAATGTTGCCGTTAGCGTCGTACCAAACGTAAGGCTGGTTCTGCAAGATGCCGATTGGGCGTTGCGTAGAAGCCGTGACGCTGGCAGAGGTGCTGAGCGACTCGTTGGCGGCCGTCACGACACGAACGATAGCGTTCGTAGCGGTAGGCGTACCAGCGGCAGCGGTGGTGGCAAGGTTCGCAGTGAAAGTCCAAGCCGAAGCCGAACCACCAGTTGCGGTGACGTACAACTGACCGTTGTAGCCAGAAGGCAGCGCACCCTCAACGTTCACAACCTGACCAACCAAAATGGGGTTGGCGGTGGCGGTGACGGTCGTAGGCAGGGTGTAAGTACCCGTCGTAAGACCAGAGGCAGAGGCGATGGTGGCAGGGGTGAACACCAGAGGGTTCTGGGTGTTGCCCGTGGTCAAGACCTGTGCGGTAAATGGAATGCCCACTGCGACACGCTGACCGGCAACGGCGGAAACACCCGACACGTCTGGGACAAGCGAAATCTTGAGAGCGTATGGATTCTGTTCAAAAGCCATGATTAACGACCCTTCTCATTCAGGTAAGCGGTGTAGAGGTCAGGGTTTGACTGGGCGACCGACATCAGAGCCGACTCGAACGATGGGGCAGTGCCAGAGGCAACAGCGGCCTTAGCAAGCGATTCCATCTTTGAGAAAGCGTCGTCAGCGGGAACGTGTGCGTCAGTTCCGACTTCGGTAAAGACCACGTTGGCTTCCAACAGCGAGTTTGCGCTGTCAAGAGCCTTGACGATTTCACCAGCCAGCGTTCCATCCGTCTCTGAGAGACGACGAAGCGCAGGGCCAACAATCGTTGGGTCAATGGAAAGGTGCGACCACTCAGCAGCCTTCAGAACAGCGGCCTCGTCAGCACGAGCGTTGCGCTCGGACTCAAGGGCGGCCTCTGAAGCGGCAGCCTTACGAAGAGCCAACTCAGCGTTAGCCTTGCTGTCATCCAACATCTTGCGGATAGCAGCGGGCATAGCCTTGATGATTTCTTCGTCAGTAGCCTCACCGGGGATTACAACGACTTCAGTAGCGTCGCTCATAATTGTGTCCTCCTGTGGACTTTGGTATTTCACTACGTCGTTTGACGTAATGGTTGGTACAGCAG